CTATACTCTACGCACATAACCAAGTTGGTATTTCCCACTCCTAGTGGCTTGAAGTCCCCCCCGAAGGGAGGCAGACACAAAGATGCCGGTCTCTGTGCCACCACAATTACTGAGTATGGAACCATATGATATTTCACCCCAGGACATAGCCAGTCAATCGTCATTAAGATATTACTCGTTGTCAGATCGACCTTCACTCCTAGGTAGTACAATTATTGGCCAGTGGGGCCCCCTAGCGGGGCCCAACTGATCGTTGCTGGGTTTGTCTAGTTTCCCTTCTAGTCGACTTCCATGTAGCCGATGGCAAGTGTCCCTGCTCCGGGTCCACCCACGTATGTAGCTGCTGCTCCAGCAAGACTCTGCATCATCCGCTGTTTGAAGGACAACGGGATAATGTCATAGCCTCGCTTGAGCATTGCAGCCGCCGTTCGTGAGTACTTCTCGACGAAAGAAGCATCTCGCGGCGGCGCGAGGGTGGATGACCGGGCAAGCACGGTGTTGGGTTCCCAAATGAACTCCACGTTTTGCACTAGCGTGTACCTCCAACTCTGCCGGTCAGTCGGATTAGCCCCTGATAAGAGGAGCACAATCGACTTTAACCCCTGGGGGGTGTTTTGACCGACAGAGGCGATGGTCTCGAACTGACGACGAGACAGTTCGTTAGCGGGGGTGAAAGTTATGAATTGACTGTCACGCGCCCGGGTAAACTTCTGGCGTTGGCAATAGGACGTGAAAGACTTGGGGTATGCATCAAAGGTTCCACTCGTCCAATCTTGTTGCACATTATGCGTGTGCGTGTACATCTTGAGTGCGAATTCTCCCGAGTTGTGGAAGTCATCGCCGATATACTCGATTTTGAGAGTGGCTCCAGTGACTCGCTGCCTCTGTACCTCGGCGGTGGTGACCGTCGCAGATATGGAGGAGTTTTGGACATCAGCCCAAGTCTGGATTACGCCTGCTGTGTAGGTGGGACTAGACAGGACCGTTCGCTGCAGGACGGAAGGACAGATCGCGAGACCTGCCGTTCCGTTAGCATCGGCTGTGAACGTTCCTGTTGTCATCACCTTGAAGGCGCTGGTGACTGCTCCGTCACCATCTGGAAACCTGTGGGCCTGCGAGCACGTGAGTGCGTGACAGCATGCCATGGCTTCTGGCTTTGATTTGTTCGGTTGTCTCCGATTTCGTTTGGGGGCTGTATTTGGCTTACGGCCCCGCGGCTTGGGATTACGGTTGTTTTGTTTAGTACTCATATTCCCCCGGGGGATACTTCTCTGGACTGAATGGGTTCTCGATTCTCCACTTCGCGACATCGATATCCCGGTTCAGATGGTAGTCCCCGAGCAAATTAAAGCTCCATTTTGACAACATGTCTTCGTCTTTCAACTGTTCTGTTATTGAAACCCCGAAAGCCCGTGCGTACGACTGTCTTGCGCAGTCGGTCACGGGATCCGGGTGGAACAATTCGAA